CGCAGGGCTGGCGCACGTAGTACACCTTTCCGGGATGGCAGAACTCCTGGTCTCTCACCTTCAGCATCTCTACGATGGTAAACATCTTTCCCTCCTCGGGCTTCGAGATTCGGTTTACGGTGAGCAGGAAGTCGGCGAGGTTAGCCCACTGGGCACTGCCCGCTACGGAGTAGATATCCAGCGGCGGAAAGGCCTCGTGACCGTCCTTGTACTGTATTCTCGGGTGGGCCACCACCACCGTCCAGATGTGGCGTGTACGGCTCCATGCCTGCAGCTTTGTCAGCATCAGTCTCACCTTCTCCGTCTCTGTGGCACGGCTGCCACCCTCGGTCATGTTGATGAACACATACGGGTCTATCACCAGATAATCTATCTTCTGCTTCTTGCGGTTCATCATCGCCTCCATCATTCCGATGATGTAGTTGCTGTCGGGCAGACGGGTCTTCGTGTCGAAATCCACCATGTGCTCCGACAGGTAATCCAGCACCTTGCGGTTCTCCTGCCTTGCCTCTTCGGGCGATTCGGCGCCGTCCATATCCTCCGTGTTCCTCACCCCCAGGGCTATGCGGGCAATCTCCCTCACGTGCTTGCCCTTGATAGGTTTCTCGAACGAGAAGAACGCTACGCGCTTCTGGTTGTGGTACATCAGATGCGCCATCAGGCAGTTGAGGAAATCCGTCTTTCCCGAGTTCGGGCGACCGGTGAGGATGATGAGTCCGCCCTCGGAAGTGGGGTGGAAGATGCCGTCGGTGAGTCCGCCCATCCCCACCTCGTAGCCACGGTCGTAGTTGCCCATCATGATGTCGAGGATATCCTCCTTGTGCTCGGAGAGGTCGTAGATGTCGGCATCGCTGATGCCCTGCGCTTCGGCTATGATTCGCTGCACCTCGCGGCTTCCGAAGGCATCATATACCTCGCTGATGTCCTTCTTGCCCTGCGGTAGCGTGGTAACCTTGGCGCGGGTTTGGTATTGCTCTATCAGGAGTTTCACCAGTCGACGGCCCGGGCGGTCGGTATCGCCGCAGATGATGATTTCGCCCGCCTGCTGAATCCACTCGTCGAAAGCCTCGTGACTCTCCTCGATGTTGGTGCTGGCGCCGTTGGCGATGCTCAGCACGTAGGGGAATCCGCAGGTCATCAGCGTGAGTCGGTCCTTTTCGCCCTCGGTGATGATGAGCTGTCGGATGGGCTGTGCGTCGGGACGGAGCAGGTTGATGCTGTCGATGCCGTAGGGGGCGCAGGGCTTGGTGGGGGAAACCTGGCAGAAGAGCTTGCTCCACTCGCCGGTGACGGGGTGCTGCTGCACGGAGCGGAACTTCACGTTGATGATTTTGCCGTCCAGATAGTTGCAGTAGGCGATGGCAGGCACCATCTCCACGCCTTTCGGGTCCTCGCTTTTGGAGTCATCCGCATTTTGCTTCATCCATGCGCACATCACTCCTTCCTGAATGATGATGTCGGGCGAGAGCTTCATAGCCTGGATGTATCGCTGCACCATCGACTGGAGCGAGGTGAGTTGGGTGGCGGTGATCAGGGGACGGGCCTTGGGATGGCGCGAGAGGAGGTTGGCGGGGTGGAAGCGGTCGATGAACTGCTGCTGCTCTTCCTGGGTCTTGAAGGGGTAGATGGGGTAGAGCCAGGATCGGGTTTCGGCATCTATCTCGAGGAAGTCGTCGGGCAGCATGGGCACGTAGTCTTTGGCCTTGTGTTCATCCTGCTGCTTTTTCTGGGCATTGGCGTAGTAGTTTCCGTTCACCTTACCGCTTCCCTTTCCGAGCAGCGATTTCATCTCTTCCAGGTATCCGCTCCAGTTGCACGACCAGCAGTGGGTCAATCCGTTATCTACCTTGATGAAGCAGTGACGTTTTCCGCATTTCGGACATGTCACTTGGATGTCGAGCTTTCCTCCAGCCATCAGCTTCATGGTTTTCTGGCTGATGTCCTTCAGGTGATTGAGGAGATCCTTGAGGGGTGGAGCATCGTTTGCAGGAGCTGATGAGGAGGAGGATGCATCATTTGCAGGAGCTGATGAAGCTGATGTGAATGCATCATCGTTTGCAGGAGCTGATGAAGCTGAATCTGCAGGGATGATGCCGCTCAGCATTTCCTTGTATCTCTCGAAGAGCAGCTTCTCTTCATCAGAGAGATTTTCCTTGATTTCATTGAAGTCGGTAGCATAGTAACGTGGCTTCTCATTTTTGTTTTGATTTTGTTGGTCTTCTTCCATGTTTTTAGGATTTTTATGTTGTTGTATTGTTTGTTTTATTGTTAGCACCCACACGCCCTGAAAGGGCAGAAGCTCTTAGCCCAGGGCATCGCCCTGGGTAATGCCGGACGCAAGCCTGTCGCCCTGTAAGGGCAAAAGCTTTAATTGAATTACTTTGGAACAACCCAGGTGTGCGAGAATTTGTTCCAGGCAGCGTTGCCGGATGGTCTCGGAGCAGCATCCTGTGGTATTCGATGCTGCTCCGGGGTTCCATCACATCGTGTCGTATCATAGAATCGCTGCTTCGACGCCTTGTCCTGATACTCGAAATTCGAGATCGGTCGGTACTGCCGCATCATTTCAGCCGCATGCAGCTTGAGGTACTTGGTGGCATCATTCACGGCACGCATGATATTCTTCTGCATGAAATCGTATTTGATGAGATTGGCGAGCCAGATGCTTTTGCCCACCGGGTTCTTGATGTTCATCAATGCCTTGCTGTTCTTGAGCAGATAGGGATACAGATAGTCGTTGAAGAAAGTGTTTGTAGCCATGTTGGTGGGGCAGGCGTCCTCCGGATTTATGTAGAGATTCGGATTAAGCTTCTGCGTAATATCATTCACGGGTTTCACCACCTTGGCGTAAGCATCAGGGTCGGTTCCGATGTAGTTGAGGAGCGCCTTGGCTGCTGCTTCTACCTCCTTCTCGTACTCGGCCGTGCAAGTTTTGCACCCCATTACATTCTTGCTTATATTTTTCTTTTTATTATTTTTCTTTTTATTATATATATTATTATTAATAATGGGGTGCAAGGTTTGCACGCTTTCGTTCAAATCGTGGTTGTTTCCCATGTCTTTCTCGTCGCTGACATGCCAGATCGGAGTGTAAAAAGCCATGAGATTCTGCTCGGTATGAGGCTTCTCATCATTCTTCCAGATGAATCCGAATCCTGAGCATCTGAGCAGGATTTCCACGAAATCATGTCGGCTATGGAATCGCAGTCCCTCTACGATATCAGAAAATCTGTTGCTGTCATACAGTTTCTGCTGATTCATCCATGCTGGTTCTCCGAAGTAGAGCATCAGCATTTTGCGGATCTGCGTATCCGTCAGCCCGCTGGTATGCCAGCTGGCGATGAGTCTTCGCTCCGTCTTGATATCGATGCAGGTGGTAAGCGGCTGGATGGTGTAGCAGGTGTCATTGCTGGTTGTGTTGTTTTTCATTTCAATTTACCATTTACGTTAGTGAATTTATTGAAGTAGAATACATTCAGTTCGTTAAGCTCATCCAGGCTCTTGATGGAGTGTGTCAGATGATAACCGAACGTTCCGAATGCTTTACGAAAATCCTTTCTCATCTCGTTGATATCTTCTTTGCTCATGTTATCAATTACCCCATGGAAGCCTCCTTTCTTTTTCTTGCAGTCGTCTTCAAACTCCGGGTGTGTGTTGAGGGGTGGTTCCAGGAGGAGGATGCACACGGCAATGCGCTCGATAGCTTCCGTTGACAGGCAGCAGTTGTCGGGTACGTTCTGGTATTTGTTGAATGCCATGTTGTGTATTCCACTTATCTCGTGAAAGGCTGATTTCTTAATATCGTATTTCTCAATCAACATTCGGATAAATCGGCTGATGTTCAAGGTTTCAGCTTTACGCATCTCCCATCTTGTGGTGTAGCCAATGAGCTTTTCGGCCTTCTCTGCATCATATTTAATGTAGATGGTAGCCTTGGTTCTTGGTCTGTTTTCTGTGTTCTTTTTCATTACTTTTGTTTTATGCAAAGGCGATATTGCCTTACGCATTGCAAAAAAATGAAAATTCCGTAACATAGCCAAAGAGATGAATACTTCGTGACTATAGTAGATGAAGTGATAAAAATATTTTTTTTGCCACTTAATACTGCGAGATTTAACAGAAATAATTTGGTGGTTTCGGATAAATGGCTAAAGAATTACAGACTGCCGTAATTTAAAACACGACAGTTTTCATATAATGATAGGAACATAGTTAATAGATTTCTGAGCCCCTGGTGCGTGACGCATCGGGGGCTTTATCGTCTCCAAACGTTAAAAACGAGTTAAACATAAAAGAAAATTTATATTTCATTTGGTTGTTAAAAGAATTTTATGTATTTTTGCATCGTTAATAGATAACTAGATTTTTTAAAATCTCCCCTCCTTCGGGAGGGGAATAAAAAAGATAGGTATGAATAATAACATGGATTTACTTAGGGAATACGCTTCTCTTGCAGGCAAGGAAGACGAAAAGAGCGAAGCTCGAAAAACTGAGATTTTAAACTACATCAAATTAAATGCTGATGATAGTTTTAGAGAGGAAGCGGAGGTTTTTATCAACCAAAAGATCGATCAGCTTCAGAGTGAAGTCCAGACTTTGCGTGAGCAGCTTGCAAAGGAAGATTACAAGTTGCTGCCACTTCGATACATCGCACAGGAATACTTCGGAAAAAGCGCTGCATGGCTCTCTCAGCGTCTCAATGGCTCAGAGGTTCGCGGTCATGTTTACACGCTCAATTCCGAGCAGAAAGATATTTTCAATCGTGCCGTTCAGGAGATTGGACAACGCATTAGCTCTTTGCAGTTAGCATAGGGTTATCTATTCACACAACCGTCCCCGACGCGATTCTGTGCCGGGGACTCTCATTCCTTTAAACTTAAAAAATATAAGATTATGGAATATACAGAGATGATTGATAAGGTGAAGGCTTTGGCAGCACAGAACAGAGCTGCCAAAACCGCTGAGGATAAAGCAGAGGTTCGCCGTCAGATGGATGCACTCAAGGAATCAGACCCTAAGGCTTTTGCCGTGGCAGTTGGCTACATGGCTAAGACCACAGAGCAGCAGACCAAGGATAGCGAAATAAAGCAGCGCATCCAGGATATTCAGATGCTCGTGTCGTGGCGAGAGATAGCACATACATATTTCGGCAAGTCGGCATCATGGCTTTATCACAAGCTCGATGGCATTGACGGAAATGGCGGTGTAGGCGGTTTCACCGAAGAGGAGAAGGTTATGCTCCGTGGAGCACTTTGCGATGTTTCCAATCGCTTGCGTGCTGCAGCGGATAGGATATAATGAGGTTGGGGCCATCGTTCCCCATAAGACAGAAGTCGCCATAGCCTTGTGGCGCATTGCAGTTAGCATAGCTAACATGTTCGATAACTCAACTCCGTCCCCGACACGATTCCGTGTCGGGGACATTTAATAGAGGATTTACAAGCAGTCGTGTTCTGACATAGGCTGTGTTTTCATAAAACAATAAAATGAACTCTTTAAGCCCCTGGTGCGTGACGCATCGGGGGCTTTTTCGTAGCCAAATGTTAAAGTTTAGTTAATATAGCGAAAAAGCTACCTAAATATTTCGTGGTTTGTAGCTTTTTTGCTACCTTTGCAGTGTCGAAATGACAAAGAGTTCTTTCACTTAATTAAATACAATGAAGTATAATCAATTGTACAATGAGTTGACTAAGGCGGGATGCTTTATCACTCTACATGGTGCCGAGCATGACGAATGGTTTAGTCCCAAGACTGGGGCGAAAATCAGAGTGCCAAGACACGGTAGCCATGAGGTTAGACCAGGGTTGCTAAGACGCATTAAAAAGGCTTTGCTCGGACGATAAGTCCGGGCACCTGCCCTTAACCTTACAATTGTATTGTCTCATGTTTTTTAATGTGTGAGGAACTCTTTTATTATTAATTATATTATGACATAAAAATATGACTAAGAAAGTTGTACTAATTTTGGAATATGGCAATGGCGGTTACTCTTGCTACAATGACGATCCGATAGGCAAGTATGCAGTGATAGACGGAGATGGGGCAACTGCAGAGGAGGCAAAGGCAGACTTCATGCGAGCCTTGGCGGAATGCCGACAGGCTTCTCCCGAAGACAAGGATATTAACCAGGATATGGAGTTTACCTACAAGTATGATATACAAGCCTTCTTCAAGGAGTTCTCCTTCCTCAATGCTACTGACATAGCTCGCCGTGCAGGTATCAACCCATCGCTTATGCGGCAATACACCAGTGGAGTTAAAAAAGCAGGAGAGAAAACTTACAATAAGCTCAATGCTTGTTTGAGCAATATTAAGAATGATTTACAAGCAGCTGTGTTCTAACACCGGTTGTACTTCATAGATTAAAAATTTAAAGTGAAAGAACTATGAGCCCTCCGTGCGTGACGCATCGGGGGCTTTTTTATGCCCAAGAGTATCATTTTGCTGACATCAGCAAAAAGGTGTACCTATATGGCGGCTGCATGAACCGTAAGATTTGATTAGTCCTTCGGATAAGTCATCGTCTTTTAAGCAACGGGGAATGCCGCCGCCACCCTTTTCTCACGAAACAAGTGCGCTGCACATGCTTAAAAGACGATGCAATATGCAGAATTCTATTTTTATCAATGATGCGATGCAGGCCAAGCCTGCGGGCATCCACGTGAATGTGAACGAGGGAATGAAATCCAACAAGTGTGCAATCAGCCGCGAAGCCAAGCGCCTTTGGGCTACCAGGAGCGAGACCTTCAGCTACCTCTGCGAGGAGAGCGTGAGCTATGGCATGGTTGTATGACTGTAGTGGGGTGGTGAATGCGCAAATTTGGCAATTTCATCTCGCCCATCTAAATTTCTTCTATCATATCCGACAAAAAATAAAAAAAAGTTTGGTCTTCTCATTTTTTATTATTAATTTCGCAAACAAATAATAACACTTCATCACATCATGGCAACATCATTTTACGGCAACATTCTGGAGGCGGAACTGAAGAACAAGGTGGCGGCAGACTGGTTCGCCGCCTACGACTCCACGCAGATTATCGGCAATATAGACTTTGCTGTGGCTGTGCCTACGCACGGTCCGCAACTCTTCGAAACCGAATACCTGCTCTGGGCGGAAGCCAAGAAGGGCACATCGTACGACATACTGGAATCATTCATACAGCTCATCCTCACCATCGGTAAGGCCCGCACTTACGAGGACAAGCTGCCACCTGCCTTTCTCGGTGCATTCGATGCCGAGAAGATGGCCTTCGTGCCATACCATGAGGTGATGGACGTTTTCACCCAGAACGACTTCAACTGGAACGTCACTCCATCCGACCACCAGTCGAAGGAGTTCCAGCAGCTCCTGGGTCTGCTCTCTGGGCTGAAGAAGCAGCTAGTGCTCTTCCGCTACGCTACCGACGAGAAGGAACTGCGCCAGTTTATCAAGCGAAATTTCCGCATGGGACAGGACAGCGTGAAGCAGATACAGGTAACTATCAACAACTTTACCCATATTTACCGCAAATGGTGCGCCGAGGTGAAACCAACCATCAACGGTGACTGGGACAAGCTGAAGGAGGCTGGCATCATCGATGCCGACTTCTACCTCGCCGACCTACTCTCTGCCAACAACACCACACTCAAGGAAAAACTCTTCGTGCTTCTGAAGTCAGACCACTACGTGCTCGACCGCCGTGTGAACGACACTGGGCTGGAAAACTATACCCAAGCCGTATTCCTCGACAACCAGAAAGCGCACACTCAATTTTGGAACCGATACAAGCGTCCACCTCGCCGCACCTACTGGGACAAGATGGTGGAACGCCGAGATTTGCTCGTGCCACAGGACGTAAGGGAGCGCAAAGGCTCATTCTTCACTCCTCCGCAGTGGGTGGAGCTATCGCAGGAATACCTCGCAAGAGAACTTGGCGAGAACTGGCAGGAGGAATACTATATCTGGGATTGCTGTGCTGGCACGGGTAACTTGCTGGCAGGCTTGACCAACAAGTACAACATCTACGCATCTACCCTCGACAAGGCAGATGTGGAGGTGATGCACACCCGCATCGCCACGATGAACAAGGCTTTGCGTGGGGAGCACGGCGGCAGTAACTTGCTCGACAGCCATGTATTCCAGTTCGACTTCCTCAACGATCCTTTCAACCTCGACAAGCCAGAGGAGAGCAAACTCCCAGAGTCGCTCATCGAGATATTAAAAGACGAGGAGAAGCGCAAGAAACTCGTCATTTATATCAATCCGCCGTATGCGGAGGCAGGAAACAGAAAGCAGAGAATGGGCACTGGCAAAAATAAGTCAAGTGTCTCATTCGGCAACTATGTATACAACACATACAAGAAGCAATTGGGATTGGCATGTCGCGAAGTCTTCGCTCAATTTTTCATCCGCATCCATAATGAAATCCCTACATGTGTGCTTGCTGAGTTTTCAAAGTTAAAAACCCTGCAAGCACCTAACTTCCGTGATTTCCGAAAAACGTTCCGAGCAAAGCTCGGTCGAAATTTTATTGTTCCAGCCAAAACCTTTGATAATGTCAAGGGACAGTTCCCCATCGGGTTCTTCATCTGGCATCTGAACGACGAAGAAGAATTCTTGCAGTGCACAACCGATGTTTACGAAAGCGACGGCACATATAAAGGCCAGAAAAATATTTACTCGTATTCCAACGACACTAATGTCATAGAATGGCTTCGAAAACATTATGACAATGCAAGTGAGTGTATCGCATATTTGCGAATGAATGGCACTAATGTGCAGAACAACTTGGGAATATATCTTACCACAAAGCTGTCTGCCAACGACATACATAACCATTTCTACGCAAAGGTAACGAGAACCAACGTGAAATACATGGCGGTCTATTTTGCCATCCGCCAATGTATCCCTGCTTTATGGCTCAACGACCGCGAACAATACTTAGTGCCAAACGAGCAATGGGAAAAAGACGAAGTTTTTATCAATGATTGCCTTGCCCTAACATTGCTGCATGGACAAAACAGAATCAGCAATATCGATTCCGAATTAGGCACCAACCACTGGATCCCATTCACTGAGCAAGAAGTGGATGCCAAGGAAGCCTTCAAAAGCCATTTCATGAGTGACTATATCCGAGGCAAGGGCAAGACTGGGCAAAAGAAAACACAGCCAGTACAGCAAAGTCTGTTTGGCGATACCTCAATTATGGGGGGGGCAAAATGGAACAAGCTCATCTTGTCAAGCCAGCACCGCTACTGCCATTGCTCCCCAGCAGCCTAATACTCCTATCGCATTCAGCCCAGAGGCACAAGCCGTGATGGAGGCAGGAAAGGCTCTGTGGAGATATTATCACGAACAGCCCGAAGCCATCGCTGATGCAGCCCTCTACGACATTCGCTTGCATTTCCAAGGCGTGAACGACAAGGGCAAAATGAACACAGGCAGCCAAGACGAACATTACAATCAGCTCATGGCAGAACTTCGCCAAAGACTGAAGGTTCTTGCACAGAAGATAGAGCCTAAGGTGTACGAGTACGGTTTCTTGAAGAAATGAAAAACTTTTAAAAAAGACAATTCTTCTAACTGTACGGTTGAAACGGGCTGAAAGCCCAAAAGCTCTTAGCCCAGGGCATCGCCCTGGGTATAATAGCAATCAATAAGACGCCCTGTAAGGGCAAAAGCTTTTTTTATTGCTTGATTCTTTAAAGCTTTTGCCCTTACAGGGCGACAGGTTTGCGTTCATAATTACCCAGGGCGATGCCCTGGGCTAGGAGTTTCTGCCCTTTCAGGGCGTATTGGGTAATTTCAACCGTACAGGTCGCAATTCTTCCCTCTGCCATCCACATTCCCCCCTACACACAAAAAAAAGGGGACTGAAATCTCATTTCTGAAATTTCAGTCCCCTTAAAATTTTTATTTAGCTAATGAATAGCAAATGCTTTATCTCTAGGAGATTAAGCCTTGCCCTCCATCTGAGCCTTCAACTTAGCAAGAGCATCGATGTCACCGAGTGAAGTACCAGCAGCTACGTTGTTGATAGCTGGAGTCTCGTTCTTGCGACCACCGTTACCACCACGCTTGTGAGCTGGCTTAGCGATTGGCTCGTCCTTGCCCTCCTCGAATGTACGAGAGTGAGAGAGGATGATACGCTTTGTCTCCTTAACGAACTCGATTACCTTGAAGTCGAGCTCCTCGCCCTTCTTAGCCATTGAGCCGTCCTCCTTAGTGAGGTGCTTTGGAGTAGCGAAGCCTTCGCCACCCTCTGCGAGAGCAACTACAGCACCCTTATCCATCATCTCAACGATGGTACCCTTGTGTACAGAACCTGGAGTGTAGATTGTCTCATACTCATCCCATGGGTTCTTCTCCAACTGCTTGTGGCCGAGGCTCAAGCGGCGGTTCTCCTTGTCGATCTCGAGAACTACTACGTCGATAGTAGCACCTACAGATGTGAACTCAGATGGGTGCTTAATCTTCTTAGTCCAAGAGAGGTCAGAGATGTGGATCAAGCCATCAACACCCTCCTCGAGCTCTACGAAGATACCGAAGTTAGTGAAGTTGCGAACCTTAGCAACGTGCTTGCTGCCGATAGGGAACTTAGTCTCGATGCACTCCCATGGATCAGCCTTGAGCTGCTTGATACCGAGGCTCATCTTACGCTCAGCGCGGTCGAGAGTCAAGATAACAGCCTCTACGTCGTCGCCAACCTTCATGAAGTCGTTAGCTGAACGGAGGTGCTGGCTCCAAGACATCTCAGATACGTGGATCAAGCCCTCTACACCTGGAGCAATCTCAACGAATGCACCGTAGTCAGCCATAACCACTACCTTACCCTTCACGTGATCACCTACCTTGAGGTTTGGATCAAGTGCATCCCATGGATGTGGAGTGAGCTGCTTCAAACCGAGAGCGATACGCTTCTTCTCCT